GTTTTAGCTTTGGTAGGATTAGGTAAAGAATTTTGTGTATTTAAAGCCATTTTATTTTAATTTTAATTGTTAAGGTAATGTAGCTAAATAAGCTTTTAAATCTACTGCAGTTATGAACTCATAACCAGTATCACTAGAATTTCTAATAAGTATTGAATATGCACCATTACCAGTTGCAGGTATTCCATTACCATCTATAGTTTCATAACTATAACCATCAGCCCCTTTAACACCACCTGGACTTATTAAAGAACCAGGAGTAAATATAGGAGTATTCCCAGTATATAGTAAATCTAAAACTGTTATTGTAGTATTAGTATTAAGTATTAATACTTTGTAATAACCAGATCCTTCAATATACAATATTTGGTCTAATCCCATCCAACTAGTAGATACACAATTAATTAAGTATGTATCGGCCCCTATTGATGATGAACCACTAACTGTTGTATAAGCATTTTTACCTGCTGAACCAGTTGGGCCATCATTACCAGTATCACCTTTATCACCTTTAGGAATAGTAAAATTTAATGTTGCTGCTGTAGAAGTACCTGAGTTAGTTATCGCAACACTTGAACCTGCAGCACCTGTGGTAACAGTACCCACTGTTATAGTACCAGCAGGACCTTGTGGACCAGTTGGTCCTTGAGGGCCAGAAGATACTTCTGTTGAATTTATATTATCGTCGCAATTGCACATGTTTATATATTAATATACGTTATTTTTTGATTAGTTGCAAGTTTTACAGTCAGAATTTCTACAAATTTTTTGTAAAACAGTCTTAATTTTATTAAATTTGGTTGTATCAAAGCATCCAGCAGCGTTTTTTAATGATTGTAGTAATGCTTTAGCTCTAGTATAAGTTTCTAACCTATCATTATTAGCTTCATTGCACATACATTCATCTAACTCTATTAGGTTTAATAATTTAGATACGCAACATTCTGTATTACAATAGAAATAATATGATACATTTCCACTATATTCATCATCTTGATCGTCTACTAAATCATAAATAAACTCCCAATAACCATCTTCAATAGATGTTCTATTTAAATCTCCTAAATCAATAGTATATTCTAAATCAGTATTTGTAGTTGGATAATCACCAGTAGCAAATAAATCTATTGTGTAAGTAACTCCGTTAGGGTCTACAACAGATAATACTGCAGATACTATATTAGTAGTATCAATGTTAGGTGTACCATACCCTCCTGTATTTGTGGTTGCATTATAAACACCTGTTGTTTCACGAAAAGTTAACGTTGAACAATTAGATGCTAAGCATAATTTTATTTTTGGTATTAAAGCCATATTATTAATTTAAAAAAGCCCAAACCGTTATAGTTTAATACAACAGCTTGGGCCAAACAACAAAGGGGTAAAAAGTATTAAATTGAAATGTTGGCGAAAGCTCTAGGAGTACTAGCCATCCAAGTGTCTAATATAGCTTTCAGATCTGTACCAGCAAGGGAGAGTCCTGAGTATGCATCACCAGCGTCTAATGCTGGAACTGCTATAGTCACAATCTTATTAGATACTGCAACAACACCTGTTGGTCCATTGATAGCATCATTATATTCGATTGTAATCATATCATATTTGTATCTCACTTTAGTAGCTGCAGAAGCTGGACTAGTTGTTAATACTGAAGTAAGTATTGCTACAGTAGAACTGATAAAATACTTAATTGTATAATTAACACCGTCAATCTCAACCTTCTCACCAGCTCTTAATATAGAAGCTACAGTCAAGTCAAAAGTTACTTTATCTTGTCCAGAAGTACCTGTCGCAACAGGAGTAATAGCTGCACTTAATTGGTAACTAGTAGTTGTTGAATAATCAAGAGCTGGAATTGGCCATAATCTACGATTAACAACACCTTCTTTACTTAAGCATTTATTTTCTAAAGTGTAAATTTGATTGTATGTTCCAGAACCAGAATCAAAAGCTTGTATTTGAGTACAAGTAGTTGTAGTACCAAAACCAGAAGCATCATTTACGAATACTGAGAAATATACTTGATTTAATGTATAAGTTACACTTAAGTATTGCTCAATTTCTTTAGCGGTAATTTCAACACCGTAATTAGTAGCTCCAGTTACACCATATACGCCAGTACCATCACCTACAACAATTGCAGATATTTCAGTTCTATAAGAACCGTTGTTGATAGAAGCAGCGATTTGTGTAGCAATACTCAATTGAGTAGCTGAGCTAGATGATGTAAAATTAACGTGTTGAACTTCAGGTCTTTCTGAATACAACTGTTTATCGTTTTTAAAACGAATTACGAATTCATAGTTTGTACTATCATTAACTTCAATAGTACCAGTAGCTGTTTTACGGTTATAACCGATAGACCATACTTCAGGAACTGAAGGTGCATATGAAGTACCTTTGTAACTAATTACTGAACTACCATCAATTTTAGTTGATTTCTTCAAGTAAAAATTACCATCACTGTTAGTTTTTCCTTCAACAATGAAAATAGAAGGTTGTGTTGATATTGTATCTGCTCCAGCAGGATTTAAAGCGGTCCAATCTGAACCATATACTGCTACATCACCAGATGATACTGATGTAATAGCTGCGTTATTTGCTGGGCAAGCAGTACCATCACTAATAAAAATGTTTTGTACTCTGTTTAAGTTATTCATTTGTTTTAAAGTTTAAAATTTCTTAATTTATTTATTTATTTATTTAATTATTATCCTGCGAATGGAGTTGCTACAACACCGCTTGATTGAGTTACACCTTCTACTGACCAAAGATTAGCTCCTAAGCCTTTAAGTCTAATTACAGACCCTTTTAAGAATGATGTAGTAGTTGCATTACCAGTAATTTGATAATTGCTAGATCCATTTGGACGCCATACTGCAACAGCATTAGAACTATCTGTATCAACATTCAATAAACTACCAATCATTAAATCTGCTGAAGTTGCTCCTGTTATACTATTAGAGTTAGAAGTATTACTTATAGAAGTAATAAATGTGAATTCTAAACCTGCGGCTGCAGTAGGTAATGTATAAGTTGTTCCAGCTAATCTATCAAAAAGAAAAGTTGTACCACTTTGAGCAGCAGTAATAGTTACTGTAGCTCCACTACCACTAACGATAGTTTTCTTTTGACCTGTTATTGTAACACCACTACCACTTGTTTTTTCAGTAATAGAATTTGCTTTAACAACACCAGATGTAGACGAAACCTCATTTACTTTAGTTATAATCTCATCAATTTTACTTGATAAAATTTTTGTATTAGGTATTTGCGCGCCTAAAAATGATTTAGGACTTGTTTTTGCTATATTCATTATTTAATTTTTTAATATTATTATTCTTTTTGATTATCTATCACTTGTGTAAAAGTACCAGTTCTCTTAGCTTCAATATTCTCTAAAGCTATTTTAACAGCTTCATCTATAATTTCTTGATGCATATGATCTGCTAAAACAAATGTTTGATTATCTACTAATGATACAGGTGTTGGTTTACTAACATATCTGTATATATATTTTAATAATATACAATCATCACTAGGTATTAATTCAACATTGTTTTGAAACATTAACCTAAGTATCTTTTCATTATCTGGACCTTTAAAAGGATCTTTTTTAATCCTTTCATATTCCATATGAGTTATTGGTCTAACTTCAACTTCAGAACCTATTAGAATATCACCACCTGGTAAAACTATATTTTCATTACAAGATGAACATTCAACATAAGCTTTTTCCCAAACAGTAAACCAATGATCTTCTGCTAATTCAAAGAATACACCTTTAGATGAACTATTATCCGCTAAACCAGCAGTTTGAGGATTTACTGCAGATGTTTTAAGTATTTCTCTTAAATCTTCAGTTCTTTTTTGTTCTTCCTCAAAAGAGCTACGTTTGATATTATTCTTACCGTATCTCTGCTTTATAATTCTTTCCTGAGCTTGATTTAATAATAAATCTACTTCTTCAGGTAAATAATTAGGATAATTTAAAGCACCATCTTTATCCATGCTAAATTTAAAGTTTCTATGTGCTTCAGATATAGTCATGTTTATTAAGCTTCTTTTTTAGTTTTTTTAAGTTTAGTTTGTAAAGCTAAGACTGTACTTTGATTTTTAATATCATTAATCCATTCTGAAGCTTCATTAATACTATTAGCAATAGTATCATCACCATACTTAATTGAATTACCTTTACGAGTTAATACTTTCTTTTCAAGTAATTCGTATATGAAAATCTTATTCTTAAGTTCTTTATCAGTAATTATGTCAAAAAACATTTTAGGGTTTTTCTTCATTTCCTGCATTAATTGAGCTTGACAAACATCAGTACTCATTAAATCAGTACTTGGTTTACCAAAGAGTCTTAAAGTACCTCTAACTTCATCTGGAGTTAAACTTAATATAAGTTTCATTCCTTCAAGTTCAAAGTTAATAGCTTTCAATTCTTCTTTAGCTTTAGCTTCTTTATCATCAATATAAAATACAATACCAGGTTTTGTTCTTTCTAATTCAGAATTAGCTACGTCTGTATGTGCTAAAAGCACTTTATATCTTAATTGACTAATAGGATCGTCTAAAAACAATTGAGTTGTTTTAGTGTTAAAAAGCCTTATAGCGTGATCTACGTTAAAAACTTCTCCCCACCACTTACTATTTTTAGATAATTCACCAGGTTTTAAATCTAATTTCTTTTCGTAATAGGTTTCTTCTTCAGGATTCAATCCTGTGTTATAACCTCTTTTACCAATTTGACAACTTAAAGTTGTTGTTGATTTAGGATAAGATACTAAACCAAAATATCCTACTTTAGGATTTCTCTTAATCTCAATAGATTCGGGTCCTTCAAATTTAAATTCCATACTTTTACTTACTTTTGTTTGTTTATTGTTTACCTTTTGTTTTAAAAATAAAAGGTGTTTAAAGGCACACCTTTTAAAGCCTGTATTTTAATTAGGATATTGATTCTACATCGAGAATTAATTGACCAGCATCAGTTGGATCTTTTAACATGATACCACATTCACTAAGTACGTGGAATTCATAACCATCAACTGGACTAGCAGAAGTACCGTTTTTCTTCATTCCAAATGGTGAGCACAATCCTTCAATGTAAGTTGAAGCCATTTCACGACCATTATGGTATACTTTCATAACATTAGATTCACCATTAGAGTTCATCTTGAAGTTAAGGAAAGTAGCTTTGTAAGATTCAGCAGGTTTACCTTCTTGTGGATGTAAAGTTCTATTTCTTACAACATCATTATAAAGAGGACATTCTTTTAATGTAATTCTATCACCATTCAAACCTACATAAGTCTTAAATTGACCACCGAGAGCAAGTTCTTGACCTGAACCAGTAATAAATTTAGTATCGATTAAGTTGAAGTTAGAAGCAGAACGTTTCATTGCTTGATCGAACAAGTTCATGAATTGTCTACCGCAAAGAGCTACATATTCACGTGGACCATCTTCAGTACCGTTATATGATAAATCATCCATGAAATCACGAATAACTTTCTCAGTTAAAGTAGTGTATTTACGTTTATTAGCAGGAGCAATTTGTTCTTCCAAACCAGCACCAGAATAAATTGGATTACCAGAAACACCTTTCATTGATGTAGTACCGTTTTTACTAACGTTACCTTTACCATAAATGTAAGCAATTTCCATTTCATCCATCCATTGTGCCCAGAATTCCCACTCAGCGTATTTAACCCAAGTATAAGAAATTTCTTTACCTTCAGGATTCATCAATCCAATTTTCAATACTTTAGCTTGAGCAGCACCAGATACAGAATACATTTTTCTAAATGTAGTCATGTAATTCTCCATCATAAACGGTGTTGCATAAGTAGTATCTCCAGAAGTACGAGAATGATCGTGTTCAACAATGTTGTAATCTTTTGATAATTCTTTACCAACAGCTAACAAAGATTGAGGTACATATAATGTAGGATCTTTAGTAACTAATTGTAAAGTGTATACATAATCAACTCCATCAGTATATGGTTCATCCATTACACGTAAAGCATATTGGGTATCATCTGGTACGATAACATCACCGATAGAGAACCATTTTTCAGGTAAACCTACACGGAAAGTTGTTTGAGCAATACCAGGTGTTGAACCACCATCGTTATAAGTTGATTGAGCTACTGAAATAGGCACAGCTTTTTTGCTATCACCCATCAAAGGCCAACGGTAGACAATATTATCTAATCCTTTGGTTCTACCAGTACCGCCTGTTAAAAATGAAAGAGCGTTTTTATAACCATTCATTTTGTTATATACACGTACAATCACTTCTGAAGCCATAGCTGGTTCAGTTAAGAAAAATTGTGATAAGTGAGTTGCCTCAGTAAGGCCTGTGTGCCAGTTACCAGTACTTATCTGTAAATCGTTTAGTTGCATTTTTATTTATATTTAAGTTTATAAGTTCTATCTTAATGTTTTGAAGCCAGCAAAAGGATTGTTTTTATCATCATGCTCTTCGGAACTACCTGAAGATATTTTCTCCTTAGTAGTTTTGGTATAGTTTTTAAGCACTTTACCAAGCTTATTTGATACTCTACTTTCAACTTGTTTCTCTAAGCTTGAAATATCAAAGTTATTCATTGATTGTAAAGCAAAAAGTAATGAAGCTTCTCTATCACTTTCAATAGCTTGTTGATAAGCTGTTTTACCAGTTTTCTTATCTACAGCAGTTAAATGATCCCAAAGCTTTTCTTTAAGTTTAGGAGTTAACTTGAAACCTTTAATCTCTTCTTTAGACATTAAATCTTTCTTAAAGTTATCCCAGTATTCTTTTTGCTCTTGCTTCTTTTGAGCGTCTTTAGCTTTTTGAGATTCAATCAGTTGTTCTTTTTGTTGAGATTCATACTTCTTTAGTTTATTTAAAGCTGAAGCAGCTCTTTTCTCTAAAGTACCATTCTCTCTCCACTCTTTAACAATGTCTTGTATATCTTCTTCACTTTCACCAGCTAATCTTAATGATTCAGTAACAGCTAATTCTTGTTTACTTTCGTTATCTACAGAGAAGTTATCCCATGAATGATTACCGTAGTAAACATCTAAAAACTGTTTTGGAGTACCACCACTCTGAATGAATTCGAGCATTTTTGAATACTCTTCAGGTAAAGCTTCTACCCATTTGTTAATTCTATTTTCAATAGTTTTATTAACTAGTTTTTCTAAACCTTCTTCAGAATCGTTGAAATCTTCATCAGTATCATCAAAATCAATTACACCTTTATCGTGTAATACTCTAGTGAATTCTTTAAATGGAGAATCTTTCGTATCATCGCTTTCAACATCATCAGCATTTTCTTCAGTTTCAGATTCAATTAAATCTTCAACTTCAGTTTTTTGCTTCTTAGCAGTTTTCTCAGCAATCTTAGCTAATTTAGCATCAGCTTCACGCATTCTTTTATCCTCTTCAGTTTCATCAATGATCTCATCATTATCAGTTTTGATCTCATCATTTTCTACAGGAGGTATAAATTCTCCTTTAATTAAGTTAAATCCAGCAAATGGATTAACATCTTCTTGTTTTGTACTTTTACCTTTACTCATGTTGTATACTATTTAATATAATGATTATTATTATATATGCAAATTTTTTTGCAAAAATGTTTGATAAGCTTATAGCGTTAAGTTAAATGTCTATTTTAGATATTTAAGCTTATATATAGTTTGGTAGCATAACATTGTCAACTCATCAAGTTGGTTTTGAATCCAAGTTTCCTTAAAAAGATTGTATATTTTACCATTATCTAACAAATTAGCTAATTCACTTATTGTTTTAATTGGTTCAACATTACCATTAGATGAACTAACAGTAATATTAATTAAACCATATTTACCTTGATAAGATTCTATTAAGGAATCTATAGCTCCTAATAAAGAATCATAGAACTCATTTAAAGCTTTATGTTCAGCATATGAACCTGCTTGACCAGGATTAGATGGTTTTAAATGTCTAAGGTGTATAGTATCTCTTAAAGAGAATAAATTACCAAAGAATTCTTCTGGTCCTAATTTAATTTGTTTATTTATATCTAAAGCCATTATTTACTTGATTTAGGTTTAGCTTTAGCTTTTGATCTAGCTATAGCAAGTTTAACTTTCTCTATTTTCTCTTTAGCAGCAAGTTCCTTTTCTTTCATTTTAAGCTCTTTTTCTTGCATAAGCTCTTGTGATTTATTTTGAACTTTAATTGCTTCAATCTTTTTATTTTCAATATCTTGCTTCATTCTAAGTTCTTTTTCTTTAATAGACATTTCTCTTTGATGTTTCTCTTTATCAAGATTCATCTTAGATTGTTCAGAATAAGCTTTAGATGCTAAATCTCTTTCTTGTAAAGATAGTTTAGCTATTTCAACAGGATCAGGTATACCATCATTATCCATATCAGTAGGTCCTACTATAGAACGCATAGCGTTTATTTCAGCAACCATGATCTTAGTTTCATTATTAGTATCAATCTCATATTGTTTTAAATCTCTTTCTTTTTGCTTTTCTTCAAGTTGCATAGCTATTTGTTTTTCTTGAGAAGCTAATTGTTGTTGTTGCATTTCTTTATCGCGTTCATATTTAGCAGCTTCACCTCTTTGTAGTGTTCTAACTATGTCTGCAGGATTATCGTTGATTATAGTGTCTATTAAGGTGCTTAAATCAGCTTTATCAGAGTTTAATGCGGCTTGTGATAATTGTTTAAGTGATTCAAGTATCATTAAGTCTTTAGATGTGTTAGATATAAACACATTAAATTCAGAATTATCAAGTTGTGCTTCTTCTAATTCTAATAATTCAATACCCATATCATCTAAGATATATTGTATTTTCTTACCTTCTCTATAAGCTATCTTAGCACATTCAATTAATGCTGTATAAACTCTACGTTTAACTTCATCATGTGAATCAAATAGGTATTCTGTAATTAAAGCTGATTGTTGTACGCTTCTTTCAACATTACCTACTAACTCTCTATTTTCAATAGCTCCTAATCTTTGAGGACTAACCCCACTAATAAATGCTATTTGTTGTCTAATATAATTTAAAGTATCAATGTATTGTTGTATAGTGTTAGCTAAACTTAAGTCAATTGATTGAAATTGATTAAAGTTAGATAACTTACCTATATGAGAACCTTTCTTTCCTTCTTCAAAACTATTAACGAATCCTATCTTCATAGCTTTAAGGTAATACATCCATCTATCAATATCTATACCTTCACTTCTTGGTATTTGAGCTAAATCCATTAACATAATCTTACCTTGATCGCTAGCAAATGCTAATTCTAATCTGTAAGCTATAATGTTATATAAATATTGATAAGGTTTAATTCTATCAACAAGAGATACTGATACACTATTTGTAGCATTATAAATTAAACCTGTATAACCAAGTTTACAATGATATGGATTATCCATACGTCTACGTTGATTTGGTTTAGGCTGTACATTAACAAATATGTTATCACCTATCTTAACACCTTCCCAAGCTTCACTTACCCAAATTTCTTCAGTAGTTGCTGATGGAAAAGATTGTTTAAATATGGCTAAGTTAAATGATTCATCTACTAATTGTTCAACAGGTAAATCATTTTCATCTAAGTAGTTTAAGTAATAGAGTTTCTTCATAGATTTCCATTCTATTCTAACAACTCTTATTAATTCAGAATTAAAAGAACCTGCTGTACTATTAATACTAGCAAAGTTAGATAAACCTGTATCAACAACACCGCCTTGTTTATCAATAGTGAATGTTGGATTTATATTAGCTAAACTATATGCTGAAGTAAATCTCTTTGCTATAGCTTCTATTTCAGATACTTGAGTGGGAGTTAAATCACTACCAAATTCATCAATGATTGAATTAGGTGCTAACATTCTAATTTCAATTACTGCTAACGCATCATCAATAAAATCTGTATCTCCATCTAAAACAACAGTTGTGTTTAAAGGATTACATCTTCTAAATATAACCTCGTCATTACCTACCCCTGTCCAATAAATTTCTTCACCAGCTATTAAAGCATCTTTCCAACCTTTCTTAAACTGTTCTTTAGTATTTAAATACTTCTTAAGATGTTTTAAAAGCTTATTAGCCTGTGATTCTATCAAGTCTGACACATTATGCTTCTCATACTTAATAATCTGTTCTGGAGTAGGTAATGGATTATTAGGATCAACAGTACTAGGATCTATCTCAGCTTGTAATTTATGTTTAAGTAACTCAACAATCTTTTGTTTAATAGCTGCTTGCTTTCTATTGATATCATTTGTACTTTCAGATATAACTATACAATTATCATTTCTCTTAGTTTCTTCTCCGATAAGTAGGTTTAAAGGTGGAGAGGTCACGTCATAATGTTGCAAAGTAGCAGGAAACTCATTATCTCCTAAACCTAATGGATTACATACATATTCTAAATCAGCCTTGTTGAATCTTCCATTAAACAAATCATAATTTATTTTCTTATTATAATTTGTGGATCTATTCGTAGATACTGAACTGTATGATAGTTTTTCATAGTAATTAATAGTATCTTTCTTCCAAGATTCTGTTTTCTTACTTATTGGTAATTTTTGATTTGGTAAAGGCATTTATATAATTTTAGCGATTGTTTTTCTTAAATAATTTTCTTGAAAAGAAAGGGTCCATTTCAAGTAATGTTCTTGGTTGTAATTCTTGTAATTGTAAATTATGCATTTCTTTAGCTTGTAATATACAAAGCATTAATGCTATAACTCTATCAGTATTAACTTCTCTATCATAAGCAATTAATTCTTTTAGAATAGGTATTGATTTAATTGTGTGTAGATTTAATATTTTAGTATCATCTGCACCACTTCTTTCTTCATATAACCATTGCTTCAAGTATATCTCACATTGATCTTTAATACCTGTAGCACTACCAGCTCCTCTATTCATATGTATACCATATCCTCTATTAACTCTAGAGTCTTTAACAATATCTTTAATGATTTGAGGTTGTTCACATAAATACTGTAAACTATTCTTCATTTCAAAATATGCTTTCAAACCTTTAAGTTGATTTTCATAAAGTGCTTTAGCATTATAGTACATACATAATCTTCTACATGTTTCATAGAACTCATCAGCTTTTTCAGGTCTACCTGTATATTCAGCTACTACTATATCGTATGTTTGAGCATTGGTTAAGAATCTCTTATAAACAATACATGAACCTAATGAATCACTACTTTCAGCTTTATCTTGATCGAAAGGGTCAATCCCTATAATGTATAAACCAAAAGGTGGATCAGTTATTGGATCTTCATAAATAACTACACAACCTGTTTTAGAATCTTCTTTGTTTAAAGGGTAAGCTGTTATATCTTTTAAATCAGGATTAAGCTTAGCTTTTATGATATTATTGTTATCAAAGTATAATTCTACTTTCTTTTTATCTTCTCTTAATGATGGAGTAGTTTCTAATTTACTTAACCACTCTAACATTTCAATTGATGAGAATACTGCTGATTTATCTCTTAAGAAACCTTCTCTCCAAGTTAAAGGGAATTGAGTAATTGTACCATGATGCGCTTTAAAGTCTAAACCACCTTTGGCTTTTTCTCTAAGATACATGATATCATCTACTGCAGCTTCTTGATTAGAGTTACCTTCTTCATCTATCATTGGTTGTCTAAACCATTTAGACTTAGGATTCATACAGTATCCTTCTCTACCTTTTGAAGCTGAACTGAAATAACCAACTTTAATGTTAGGATTTTCATTATCTTCAAACTCTAACATATTGTATTTACTAGGATTTGTAAATATCTCATAGAAATACTTACTACCTGAATCCATATCAGAGGAGCTACCAAACATAATTGTTACTCCTGAATAGTTAGAACCTGCTTTAATAAGTGGTTCTGTAAATGAATAGGTATCTGTTATATTAGGGAATACACCTGCTTCATCAAGTATTAATTTACTAGCTGATTTACCTACAGCTGCTGTTGGATTATCTTTAAAGCTAATTGCTCTTACAGAGCTTTTATAACCTTTCCATACTTTAACTCCACCAGCATCATATTGATACCTAGCTATAATATTATCTTTTAAATCAGGATTTCTTTGTTTCCTAAATTCAGTATGTTCGTTTAACCAATTTAAATTCTCAATAGTCATTCTCATGGTTTCTAAACCAAAAGATGATAAGAAAGTACCTATTATTGAATTAGAACCTGGGAAGAATGAAAACTCCCAAGCACATATAGCAGCAGCTTTATAAGACCAACCTTGACGTCTACCTTTTAAAGCAACTAAACATTTTTGGTTCTTTTCACAATACTCAATCATGTGAAAATACTCATAATCTAAATCTACAAAATTAGGAAACATTTCTGTTTTCTTACCAGTAGATTTATCATAACCTGATATTCTGCAGAAGTTTAAATAAAAGAAATGATGTCCTGTTATTCTAATACCTACAGAATTAGTAAAACCATGTAAACATTTATCTCTAACTTCTTTCCAGAAATTAACATACTCTTCAGTACCTTCTAGATATTGAGTATAGAATCCTGTTTCATTAAAAGCTTCTGCTAAATAATAAAACTCTTTAGAGTTAGTAAATTTATCTACATAAGGTACATAAGGATTTACTGTGTTTATAAGTCTATCTTCTGTAATATTAGTTTCCATCTTCAAATAAACCTACTTTAACGTTACCTCTAGCTTTACCCTTCATATCTTCTTCTAACTGAACTTTCTTTTCAAGTATAGCTAATGTTTCAAAAGCCTTACCTAATCTTTCAACAGCATTTAAGATACTATCTGATTTCTTTTTAGCTTCACTAATATCTTCATTTTCTTCAAACTCAATATTATCTAAATGATCTTTTAGTTTAAATAATGCTAATCTACAAGATTCAAGCATCGCTTCAGCAACACTTCTATTAGCATCTTTATTCTTACTTTTTACTTCCTTTTGTTTACTCATTGTTTATGTTAAAGTATTAATTTATTAGGTTTATCATCATTAGCTAGGTGTTCAGGTACTAATATATTAGGTCGTTGTGTTGTATTATACCAGTTACTAAAAAACATCATAGCTTCTTCTAATGCCGCTATTCTTTCTTCTTGCTTCTTAATTATTTGTTCTTGATAAAGTAAAGCTGAACCAATCTTAAATTGCCCTTCTATTGTAAATCTTTCAATTATATTCTTTTGATCTAAAGGTTTTGAATTATCTATTTCCATTATTCTACAGTATAAACTTCATCTTCCCTAACAGTTAAATATTTAATTTCATTAAGTATAACTTCTATACCTACATGTTTATTAAAATGAACTATATCACCTTCTTTAATTTCTTTAACTTCACCACCTATTGATACTACTTTACCTTTACTAGGTTTATCTTCAGCTTTTGGTTGAAGTATAATACCTGATTTAGTAGTTGTTTCAATTGGTGTTGGATCTATTAATATTCTTTTACCTATTGATTTCATTATTCGCTTGTTGTTAATATTTGATGTAACGCTTTACTGAATCTTTCTACAAAAACTTCGTTACTTGATAATTCATTATATTCTAAATTATCTAATACAGTATGTACTAATTCATGTAAATATGTTATTTCTTTTTGTTCTTTATTAAGACTTTTCTTAACTTTAATTCTTTTATGTTGAATACTATGTTCTCCCCAATTATCTTCTTTATCTACTTTGTGTGGTTGAGTTACTTTATAAGTTAACCCAAATATCTTAAACTTTTTAGGGATTACTATGTCCATTATTTATATTTTTTAGATTTACCTGCTAAGCCTACTATTGCAATAGACCTATTTAATTTTAATTTCTTTAACTCTTCATAAGGTTTATTAACTTTATAATGAATATCGTTTTCATATACTGAAGAATACTTCTTGATATGCTTACCTAATCTATCTACATATTCTTCTAATTGAATATTATCTAAATCAAATATCTTTTTAATTCTATCATTCCTGATTAATACTTTAGGTTTAGGACCTCCAGTAGTAATATCAATTATTATTTCAAGTTCATGTTCCCTCATATTAAAACTTACCTAAAGGACATTTAGAATCACTCCTGGTTTTAGCTGGTAAAAAACAACCACAACCATTCTGTATACTACCTTTCAATCTTAATTGTTCGTTATATTCAAACGTTTCTACTACAATACCTTGCTTATGCTTAGAACAATAGTTATTAACGTTTAATGGACAGCTAGCACAAATAGAAGCTTTCTTTTCAGCTTCTTCTTTAGTAGCATCATTATTGAACAGGTAGTTCCCCCATCCCTGAATTATGTTCTTTAGGTTTTTTTTGAATTCTTCCATTTTGATAAGCTATAAAAAATGTTGTTGGTTTAACTTTACCTAATCCTTTAAAATGTACTTCTCTTAAATCTTTACTTTGCATATGATTAACTAAAACTTTAAATTGAGAATCTATAATCTTTTCTAAGTCAAACCTAGATAAATTATAATCCTTTTTCATATCAGTTATTATATCATCAATTAAGTGATTCATGAGGTACTTTTAAAGTTATTAATTCAATATAATCTTTTGTATAATTAATCTTAAATTTAAAACCTAAATGTTTACTTTCATAATATTTTAAACCATTAAACAAACTATTTAAAAATTCATCAAAATCTTGAATATCTTCAAATCTATATCTAGTTATCATTTATACCAAATTCAAAACTTATTTTACCTTCTTTAATTATGTCTATAATAGTAGGATTTATATAATATACCTTACTATTATTAGGATGATCTAATAATACACCTTTAGTCCTAAGACTCTTGATATAATTATTAGTCATAAATTTATCTTTATTAAGTACTTTTCTTATGTGTTCTCTAGTATCTATATTAACCTCTAACATGTTATTGTTAATCATAGCACAAAGTATCTTAATCTCAAAATTTGTTAGGTTTAAGAGAAAGTTGATACTCATTAGTACAGCTTTAACATATGTTTCTTTAGTTACTGGTATTTTATATTCCATTTTATTTACCCCTTATACAATCAATATAACATTTATTATTATATGTTGCAAATTTATTTTATAATTTTATTTGTTATCTGGACATGGTATTCCCCTTCTAACCGAGTTTAAATTACTTTAAACCTACTTTAGCCTTATAAGTTATAACAAATCAGTCTTTAGCCCTAGTTATTACTAACTATCTGGAAACTTGTTTGGTGTGCTCACCAGGATACTTCATACCTAATGTTCCAGCTATTTGTCTTTCCTTGTATTAAGGTCTGTTTTTGAGGTATCGGGGACAACTTTATCCTATTTGGTAATACAACCCGACGTCTAAGCTCCTATTTAATTTCTCCTTCAGAGCTGGTGTAGTTACAAACTACCCTCTAATACAAATATACGATTAATTTTTGATATTTCCTAATTTATTTTGATAAATTAATCATTGGTAAAATCATCCTCTCCCATGATAACTTTCTTAAAATACTCAGCTTTCTCATAATTAATAGCTTCTTGGTTAATGTGACTAAAAGCTTCATCATCAAACCAATCATAGAATCTCTTACGTGTTACTCTAGGTTTAAGATATATTACTTTTCTACCATCTAT